CGTCACAGACAGGCCTTCCTGCGGCACCTGGATTATACGTTCTGTAAGAGTAAAGATTACGGATACATCAGTCTTGGCAAGAACCTTTTGAACTCTCAAAAGATGGTGATAGATACGGTTTTCACCGGACTTGGCGAGGACAAGCACGATTTCAAGTTCCTGAAATCACGACAACTTGGTATTTCTACCATAACCCGCGCTATTTCTTTGTATTGGAACGGCATTTTCGAGATGACTTCGGCGTTGCTGTTCGACACGACGCAGCATCTGGACGAAGCGCGCCTCGAACTGATCGACATGCTGCAAAAGTTTCCGCCCGAATACGAGTTCCCGCGCAAGGTCCGTGACAATCGCTACTCTCTGACCCTGGCCGGCGGCTCGCGTATCAACCTGATGTCGGCCGGCGTCGGCAAAACCAAGTCCAGCGGCGGCCTTGGGTCAGGCTCCGGCATCAGCATGGTCCACCGGTCGGAACTGTGCGGCTATGGCGATCCCGAGGCGCTGGAAAACTTCCGCCACACGCTGTCGCGGCTCAATCCAAACCGCCTGTTCATCGATGAATCGACCGCCCGCGGCTATGGCATCTGGCACGACATCTGGAACGAGGGGAAAGAAGACCCGGATTGCGTGTGCGTGTTCATCGGCTGGTGGGCGCATCAAAATCAGGTGATCGAGCGCGACCACCCCGACTTCAAAACCTATACCGCCGATCCGTTAACTGACGACGAGCGGAACAAGATCCGGCTGGTCAAGGAGCAATACAACCACGAGATCACGGCGGAACAACTCGCCTGGATCAGAAAGGAAATGCGCGGCACGGACGATGACGAGAACAAGTCCGACGATCCGACGCGCATCCAGAACCAGCCATGGACCGAGGCCGAGGCGTTCCAGCAGACCGGTGCGACCTTCTTCCAGTCGGAAATCCTGACCGAGCAGACCAACAAGAACGCCAACAACAAGTTCACCGCCTACTCGTTCATGCCGGGCTTCGACTTCGCCGACATGACCGTGGTGGCGACGAAGCACTGGCGGCACGGGCAACTGAAGGTGTGGGAGGAGCCGGTCGAGGACTCGGTCTATGTGGTCAGTTGCGATCCGGCCTATGGGCACTCGGACAAGTCCGACCGCTCCGCCATTCAGGTGCTGCGGTGCTTCTCGGACGGGCTGGACCAGGTGGCGGAATACGCCTGGCCCCTCATCAACACGCAGCAACTCGCCTGGGTGGTGGCCGCCATCGAGGGGTGGTACGCCGGGCAGACCTCGACCGTGTATCGCATCGTGGAGATCAACGGGCCAGGAGAGGCGACATGGCGGGAACTACAGCAACTGAAGCAGAAGATCGCCACCGGTTATTTCGGGCACCAGTTAACCGACCGGGGATTACTGTCCATTCAGGCCAACGTGAAGAACTATTTCTATACACGTTCCGACAGCCAGCATCCCGGCCACGTATGGCAGTTCAAGACTCAGAGCCAGTTGAAGGTCGCGATCATGGAACGGTTGCGCGACGTGACCTCATCGGGGCTTCTCCGCATCCGGTCCATGGCGACTCTGGAAGAAATGCGCGCCATCGCCCGCGAAGGTGATAGCATCGCCGCCGAAGGCTCCGGCAAGGACGATCGCGTGGTCAGTCTCGCCATGGGCGTGCGGTGCTGGGAAGAGCGGGCGCGGCGCAACCTGATGCAGATCAGGCGCACGCGGGAGGCCGACATCGCGCGGCGCAGAGTGAGCATGGTGGATCAGATCAAGTTGTATAACGACAACCAGCTATCGACGTTCCTGGCCGGCCAGAGCGCGGCACGGCTGGCGCAACAGCGCGCGGCGCTCAGGCAGAGAAGGTGGGGTGGGCGATGATCCGCCGTCGCTACCGCTGCCCGTCGTGTCAGAGGGTGTTCGAGTATGACCATCATCCGAGTGTTGAGGCTGATCCGGTCTCGGCTTGCCCTTATACGGGCTGTGATGCCGCCGCCAGTTCCATGGCGCCCGCTCTGGTAATGCCGCACATCGCGAAGTCCATCGGCAGGAACACCGACGCTTATTACCGTGAGATGGAGGCGGGTTCGGAGTTTCGCGCCCAGGTGGCCCAGGAGACGCACGGCCTGACGACCGAGGAAGCATCGGCCATCAAGATCACCGACATGCGGGACAACCTGAAGGAAGGCGAGATCGCGGCACCGCCCATCTCGCCGACACCGGGCGGCCTCGGCTTCATCGACGGCGGCCCGATCGCGGCTGGCCTTCAACAGTCCGTCTTCGCCGGCCACCACGTCAACGCGGGCCTCGACGCCATGATGAAGCTACGGCAAGGCCACGCGCTCACGGCGGCGCAGCGGGTCGCCGCGGGCACCGAACCGGGCAACAGCCGCGTCTTCGCCAATACCACCATGACCACCGAACTGCCCGCCAATGAGACCCAGGCACCGGGCTACAGGAGACGCCGCTGATGATGGGCAGAAAACAGATGCTCAACACCGCCATTCAAAAAGGCGAGGTTGCTGAACCGAAAACCAAAAACCCCTACAACCAACAGCAATTCGCCTTTGCATGGTGGTGGGGCCGCCGTGCTGCCCGGCATTGGCCGAGACCGGATTACCCGCCCATGGAGGCAGAGGATGTCAGAAATTCTCTGTTCTATAAAACAGAGCGGGTTTCCTGATGGCTACCCCCGCCAAGGCTGGCGACCTCAGCCTGTTGAGCGACGAGCAGGTTTACGTGGTGACGCTACTGCGCGCGGCGGAGGCCGCCACGATCAAGCCGCACCGGTCGAATGAGCCGCTGATCATGCTCGGCAACCTGCCGGTCTGCACCTGGCCCACGCTGTTCTCACTATTGGGCCGGGAAGTGCTGGTGTCCGACGACGCCACCGGCGGCTATGCGCTCGCACCGGCGTGGGCCAAGGACGCGAAGGTGAAGGTATGATGATTGGCAGGCCAGTGTTCGCACCGAAACGCACCATGCCAATGACAATGAAGATCGCGGCTGAAATAGCCAAGGTGACGGATCAGAACGGCGGCGAGGCGCCTGTTCGATATGAAGTCCCTCGGAATGTATTTCAAACGCTGTTGGATGAACGGGGGTTCATTCCAAACTTTGATAGTAGCGTGATTTGCCATGTATCGGGCGTTCTGGTCATGGTGTTTCCTGATGAGGTTGGAACCTGATGGCCCGCCCCGGCAACGTCGTCCGCCTGAAAACCCGCGGCGCCTACTCGCCGCCCGAAGCCTTGTGGGGCCTGCCTGATGATGACCAGGGCATCATCCGCATCGCGCATGAACTGATCGACATCTGCCGCTCCAACGTCGGCCAACGCTCCGCCACCTATCGCGCCTACCACGACTTCGTGGAAGCAGGGCGGTTCGACAACACGAAGAGTATGTGTAACCTGATGTTCGCGCTGCTGGACCGGCGCGCGGCCATGCTCTACTCGCCGACCGACATTCGGTTCTCGCTCGATTTCGAGAACGACTACGACAAGATCACCAAGGAGCGGGGCCGCGTGGTGACGCGCCTGCTCGGCCGGTCCTGGGAGCGCACCAACACCGACACGCAGTTCGCCCAGGGTGTGTTTGAGAGCCTGAAATACGGCGCCGCGATCTTGAAACAGTGGGTGATTCCAACCGGAGAGATAAAGCTACCGGAGTATCGTTCCGGATTGCTGATGCCGTGGCAGTTCGGCGTTTACCGGCCCGATATGGATGACCTGGACGAGCAGCCCGCCATGGTCGAAACATCCGTCATTACCTTGCCGGAAGTCTGGCGCCGTATCTGGCAAAGGCCGGACGCGCGTCAATTCTTTGAGCGAGTTAAAGCTAACGCCGCCGGCAATCAGGGCAACATGGAGCAGTCCTGGAACCATCCGGTGCTGTCATCTTCACCGCTACAGTTCGAGTCCGCGACGCGACCGATGCCGGGCGGCGTGGTGGCGTTGACATCGACCGGCGCCTTCGATGGCGCGCGGCCAGACCCGGCGGCGCCGACCGTGGTGTTCCACGAGATATGGGTCTGGCATGGATCGGACTATTCCACGATCCAACTGATTGAACCTGATCTTCTGGTGGCCCCTTGGTCCAAGATGGGCAATATGCTGATTCAACAAGAGAACACTGGTTTACACCCCTACACGCTGATCCAGGCCAATCAGCAGGCGGGCAATATCTGGGGCCGCTCGGAACTGGCCGATGTCATGTCCACCCAGGACTTCCTCAGCCAGACCATGACCGATTTGCGGCAGTTGTTCGGACTTCAGGTGGACAAGATACTCGCCATCACCGGCGATGGCCTGACAGACGAGCAATACGGGCAGATGAAGACGGCGGGCTTCATGAACCTGGGGCCGGGCGGCGCGGTCAACGATCTGACACCGAAGATACCGCCGGAAACCCTGCCGCTGATCGAGCGGCTGATCGGTATCATCGATCTGATCGCGGGCTTCGACAACATGCTTTCGGGCAAGGGTGAATCGGGCGTGCGCTCGGGCGTGCAGGCCAATCCGCTGATGAAGGTGGCCAGCGCGCGGCTGAAGGACGACAGCCTGTTGATCGAGCGGCAATGCGCCAAGGCGGCGGATCTTCGGTTATCTTTCATGGAAATCAAGGATGGTCGTAAGTTTTGGTTGGACCCTGAAAAGTTCCTTGAGAATGGCGAAACCGGTTTTCATTTCAGCGATATTCCAGACGACCGTCGCGTGGTGGTGGACGGGCATACGACCTCGCCGATCTTCGCTGATGAACACCAGAGTTTGCTTGTGGGCGGATTGAAGATGGGCCTGGTGGACAAGCAATCCGCCATCGAGATGCTGCCGTTCCAGAACAAGGAGACGCTGATCGCGCGGATGAAGGAAGCGGCCGCGGCACAAGCGGCGCAGATGGCGGAATTGAAGAAACTGGACCCGGAAGGCTTCGCGCACGCCGCCGAAAAGGCGATCACCGGAGGGGCGAAGAAGAAGTGAGAATCAATCTGACCCGGAACAGGAAATGGTACTGCGGCCTGAACGCGCGCCATCTGGTTTTCATGGTGCTTAGAACGAACCGTGTTCATCCGTTGAATAACGTGCCGTTGGAAACGACGTGCTGGTATGTCAGTCTGACCGAGTTTTCAGCGGGCAGATACGAAGTGAGCAAGCCTGATTGGGTGGACAGTCTGGGTAATGTGGTATGAGTCCCTGGATTGTTCTCGATTCCATTCACGGTAAGTTCATCATAAACCGGCACTGCGCCTATGTGGCGGAGTGGATCGTCAAAACCGGCGCCACGCACATCGAGGCCGAGATCGCGGCGCTCGTGGGCATCGCCAACACGCTGCCTGAGAAGTGCGTCATCGTTGACGCGGGCGCCTCGCACGGCCTGATCAGCGTGCCGTTGGCGAACGCGGTGAAGGCGAAGGGCGGCACGGTGTATGCTTATGAGCCGCAGACGCCGTTTCATTGGGCGTTGTGCGGAACAATGCTGTTGAATGGCATCGACAACCTGATTCCAGTCTGTTGTGGCCTTTCGGATAATTCTGGTATGATGAATTTGCCTGATCTGGATTACAATAAACCGCAGGATTTCGGTTTGGCGTCACTTAAATCTTGTTCTGATGCCAGAGATCAGGTGATTGACGTTTATCCCCTCGACACACAGGGATTTTCGCGCCTCGACATCCTGAAAATCGATGTTGAGGGCATGGAATTTCAGGTTTTGACCGGCGCGCGGCGCTCTTTGGTGGAATTTCGGCCGTGGTGCTGGGTGGAATACAACATGAGCGACGTTGACGCGCTGAAATCGTGTTTCGACGGCCTGGACTACACGTTTTTTCGTTTCGATCAGCAAAATATGCTGTGCGCGCCAAGAAAACGGCTCGTGGAGTCGGGAATCAAGGTCGAAGCGGAGACGATGTAGCTTCATCGTTCAACGCCATCGTGATCCACGATGGTTCAGCAAGCCACGGATGCGTCGGATCGGTGATCCCCGCTAAAGTCGCGGCATCTTCTGACCACATCATCGCGAAATCCGGTTTTTCCATACTGGCATCTTCCATGATCTGTTTGATCAGGTCACTTTTATCGCTCATGTTCAATCGATTCTCTGCTTTTCCAGCCACGCCTCGAACTCATTGACGGGATACTGATAGCGGGCGCCTATGCGGTAGCAGGGCGGTCCCGATCCTGGCGCCTTGCGGGTCTTGCGTAGCCAGTCATACGACTTTTGCAACCGATCGCAGACCTCCTTGGAGCCTAGTCTTCGGGACATCGACGCTTCCATGCGGCACCCTTTCACGCGGTAACGCACTGTTAGACGCTTTCACGCGCGATTTCAACCAGTTGCTTATTTCCGCGCCACATCCGCACGGTCCTCCCGTCACCCGCATTCCGTGGGGGCAAGGAGAGAACGATGATTCCCACCGATAAGGCCGCTCGCGCGCGCCGCCGTAAGGGCCGCCGGAAGTAATTCCGCCGGCTCCCTCCAATGAACCCCCTCACACCCAGGAGATCGACATGAACATTCGTTATCGTCGGCGCAAGCACGGCAGGCGCTAAGCCTTCGTGTCCGCTTCACTGACACCGCCTGGCGCCGGGGGCGGTATGCCTCCGCCGCCGG